CACACCGCAAATGAAAGCCACCCTCACATTCAGCCTCCCCGACGAGCAGGGCGAGTTCGACGCCGCACGGCTGGGCAGCAAGGCGTTGACCACCCTGTGGGACATCGACCAGCGGTGCCGCAGCTTGCTCAAGCACGGCGACCCGAGCGAGGAGACGGCGCGGCTGGCGGAAGAGATACGGGGCATGATCCCAGGGGAGATGCTCGAGGTGTAACTGCAAGCCTCGCCCCTGCACTGCCTAGCCTATAGGCATTGGCCTCGTTGCAGGCTTTGACCTGTGCCACCACCTGGAGCTCGCCCATGTCCGAGATCAAGATTCGCCGCCGCGTGCGTGACGTTGCTATCACCCTGCACACGGCAACCGCGCTGGCCACCACCATCAACCTGAGCGACATGGCTGGGGCTGTGGTGTCGATTGGCACCATCAGTACCAACGCCACGGCACTGCAGATGTTTGGTGCTACCGCAGCGGAAGGCCCCTTCCGTCGCCTGTACGGCTCGGATGGCTCGGCAGTGGACCTGACGCTGGCCCCCTCGAGCACGGACGGCCGAGCCTACTCGCTGCCCGATGCCGTGTTCGCGTTGCCCTGGCTCAAGATCGTCAGCGCCACGACCAACAGCACAGGCACTGCGGGCGTGGTCGTCATGAAGAGCTGATGCCCCATCGCATTCCAACCCACAGGCCGCTGCCCAAGTCCCGCCGCAAGCGAGACGAGAGCCTAAGGCCAAACGCGGCAGCCCGTGGGTATTGCGACAAGGCACACCGCAAGTGGCGGCAGGCTGTGCTGACCCGAGATGCTTGGGCCTGCGCGGACTGTGGGCGTATCGACCCGGCCAACCACGCGGACCACATAGTGCCGATTGCACAGGGTGGCGCGCGGTACGACGTGGCTAACGGGCAGACGCTGTGCATCCGGTGCCACGGACGCAAGACGCTAGCCGAGGCTAGGGCGGGCCACCCGGGCGGGGGAGGGCGGTCCTAGCCATACCGGCTTGCGCCTATACAAACCCCACGGTTTCCTTCACCGTACGCAGGGCCGAAATTGCAACTTTGGGAGCACTGACCATGCCTAAGGGCAGGAAGCCGACGCCTAAAGCCATCCTTAAGATTCGCGGCTCGCGGATTAGGGGGCCGCACAAGTCCGGGATTGACGCGCCGCCGGGCGTCCCGCAAGCCCCGGCGTGGATGTGCGAAATTGCACGGGCCGAGTGGGACCGGGTCGCGCCAATGCTTGAAGCGTCCAAGGTCATGAGCCCGCGCCACCAGCAGACGCTGGCGGCCTACTGTGACTCGTTCGCCGACATGGTGACGGCTGACCGCGAGCTCCAGGCCAACGGCACGACCATCATGGACGACAAGGGTAGGGTGAGTAATCACCCGGCATGGCTCCGCAAGCGTGACGCCCGCAACCAGCTGCTTAAGTTCGCGTCTGAGTTCGGCCTGACGGCGTCGGCACTTTCGAGGGTCTCGGCAGTTGAGCAAGCGAAGGCCACCGACGAAGACGCCGCCATCTTGTTCGGCTGAGTGCACCTGCGCCTCCTGCCGCGCGGTGAAGTTCTTCGAACGGTTCTTCACGCACGCCAAGGGCGACAAGGGTGGCCAGCCGTTCCTACTTGAGCCGTGGCAGCGCGACTACGTGCGGGCGTTGTTCGCCGAGCGTGACGGCCGGCGGCAGATCCGCACTTCGCTCCTTGCGGTGCCACGCAAGAACGGCAAGAGCACGCTGTGCGCTGGGCTGGCCCTGAAGCTGCTGATGGAGCCGGAGCCCGGCGGCGAGGTGTATTCCTGCGCCGCCTCGCGTGACCAGGCCAGGCTCGTGTTCGACACGGCACGCATCGCGGTTGAGCAGTCGCCTGTGTTGTCGCAGCACCTCAAGGTCTACCGCTCGGCCATCGTCTGCGAGAAGACGCACGCCACGTACAAGGCCCTGAGCGCTGAGGCCGGGATTCAACACGGACTTAACCCGAGCGGCGTCATCTTTGACGAGCTGCACGCTCAGCCCAACCGCGAACTGGTGGACGTAATGGCCACGAGCATGGGGGCCAGGTCGCAGCCGCTCATGGTCTACATCACCACGGCCGGCTACGACCGCAAGAGCATCTGCTGGGAAATCTGGAAGTACGCCGAGAGTGTGGCGGCCGGGGCTGTGAAAGATGAGCGGTTTCTGTCGGCCATCTACGCCGCGGGGCCGAAGGCTGATTGGAAAGACGAGGCGACGTGGACCGCCGCCAATCCCAACCTGGGCGTGAGCGTGAAGCTCGACTTCCTGCGGAGCGAGTGTGCCAGGGCCGTGGAAATGCCCGCGTATGAGAACACCTTCCGCCAGCTGTACCTCAACCAGTGGACTGAGCAGGACACCCGCTGGCTACGCATGGACCACTGGGCACAGGGCAACGCTTCCTGTCCGGTGCCGCTCGAGGGCCGGGAGTGCTGGGCCGGTCTGGACTTGGCCACCACGTTTGACACCACGGCGTTGGTGCTGCTGTTCCCGCTGGACGATGGCACCTTTTGGGTCGAGCCGCACTTCTGGATTCCCGAAGAGAACGCCCACCAGCGTGAGCGGCGGGACAAGGTGCCGTACCTCACATGGCACCGGCAGGGCCACCTGCACATGACCGAGGGCAACGTCACTGACTTCGACAAAGTGCGGGCCGACATTAACGACCTGGCGAAGAAATATCAGATCCGGGGCGTGGGTCTGGACCCGTGGAACTCGGCTCAGCTTGGGCTGCAACTGCAAGGGGATGGCCTGCAGATGGAACAATACCGGCAAGGTTACGGCTCGCTCTCGGCCCCGTCTAAGCAGTTTGAGAACTGGGTCGTGAGCGGGAAGGTCTTGCACGGCGGCCATCCGGTGCTGGCGTGGCAGGCCAGCAACGTGGCGATTCAGACCGACAGCGCGGCAGGAAACATCAAGCCCAGCAAGGCACGCAGCACGGAGCGCATCGACGGCATCGTTTCGCTCGTCATGGCAATCGGCTTGTGGCAGAAAGCAACCGCGCCGGCACCGGAACCTGACTGGAACATCACGATCATATGAGCAACCTCACCGACTACCGGATGCACGAGCTGCGGCACTGGGACTACGACGGCCACACGAGCAACCGGACGCCGTCTGGCATCCGAGTCAACGCCGACAACAGCATGGCGTGCTCGGCCTACACGGCCTGCATCCGGGTTATCAGTGACGCCGTAAGCTCGCTGCCGCTGCACCTGTACGAAAAGCTCGCCAACGGCGGCAAGCGGAAGGTGACAGAGAACCCGCTGTACCGTCTGCTGCACACACAGCCCAACCCGTGGCAGACGGCCCAAGAGTTTCGCGATTGGATGACGGGCCTCTACCTGCACTACGGGGCCAGCTACGCCGAGATCCGTGGCGGCGACCGTGGCCCGGTGTCAGAGCTGTGGCCGCTGCACTCCAGCCGGATGGAAGTCGAGCGGCTCGAGGACGGGACGCTCCGCTACAAGTACCGGGAGCCCGACAGCAACCGGCAGACCATCTACCGCCAGGACCAAATCTTCGCCCTGCGATTCACGACCGAAGACGGGTTCACGCCCGTGCCGACGTACAAGACGTTCGCCAATGCCATCGGCCTGGCCCAGGCGTTGGAGACGCACGGCAGCACGTACTTCGGCAACGGAGCCCGGCCGGGCATCGTGCTGGAGTCGGATAACCCGATCCCCATTGAGGCGGCCGAGCGGCTGCGTGAGCAGTGGGAGCGGATGCACCGTGGCGCTGACCGGGCCTTTCGTACGGCCATCCTGCCCAACGGCGTAAAGGCCCACGAGCTTACGGGCAGCAATGAGGCGGCCCAGTTTTTGGAGACAAGGCAGTGGCAATTGCTTGAGATTTGCCGCGCCTTCCGCGTGCCTCCGCACATGATTCAAGATTTGAGCCGCAGCACGTACAGCAACATTGAGGTGCAGGGCACGGAGTTCGTCCAGCACTGCCTGCTGCCGCACCTGAAGCGGTGGGAAGCCGCCATCAGTCGCGACCTGATTGAGGATGACGAGCGGTACTTCGCGGAGCACAGCGTGTCGGGCCTGCTGCGTGGCGACCACGCCAGCCGCTCGGCCTACTACGTCTCGGCGCTGACCAACGGGTGGATGACCGTCAACGAGGTGCGAGAGCTGGAGAACCTCAACCCGATTGGACCCGAGGGCGACCAGCACTTCGTGCCGCTGAACATGACCACGCTCGAGCAGGCTGCGGCCGAGCCTGAGCCAGCGCCGGCCCAAGAGCCACCGATGCCCGAGGAGCCGGTCGTGCCGCCGCCGGCCGACGAGCCAGAAGACACGCCAGACGAGGAGACCGACGATGGAACTTGAGCGACGCTGCCTGGACTTTGACGAGCTTCCCGAGGCCGAGCTGACCATTGAAAAACGGTCAGATGGCCAGGAAGTGATCACCGGCTACGCCGCCGTTTACAACCGGTTCAGCCTGCCGCTGCGGGAAGGTGGCTCGGCGTTTCGTGAAATCATCCGGCCTGGTGCGTTCGACCAGATCCTCAGCCGCCAGCGTGGCAAGCAGGACGTGGTCGCGCTGCTGAACCACGACAGCAACCTGATTCTTGGCCGTACGTCCTCTGGCACGCTCGAGCTGTCAAGCGACGACAAGGGGCTGCGGTACACCGTGACGCCGCCCGATACGCAGGTGGGCCGGGACACTCTCAGCCTCATCCGCCGCCGGGACCTGCGTGGCAGCTCGTTCGCGTTCGCCGTGGACGAGAGCAAGGGAGCCAGCTGGTCCCGAGACGAGCAGGGCACCATTCGTGAAATCCGTGAGGTGAGCCTGTTGGCCGACGTGTCGGTCGTGCTGACCCCGGCCTATCCGGCCAGCAGCGTGGCCGTGGCCCAGCGCAGCTACGAGGCGTGGCTTGCCAGCCAGGAGACAACGAAGGAGCCGGCGGCCCCGCTTGCCGAGCGTTCGGCCCTGCGGGGCGTCGCCCAGGCGTGGGCCGCTCTCCTGCGACTGAAGAACGTATGAGCGAACAACCACGCTGCACGTGCGGTGAACGACTCCGCACCCGGTCCAGCCGTCCCGTTGGGGACGAGCGGCAGCGGTACATGCGCTGCCCGCGGTGCGGGGCGCGTGCGGTGGCGTTTGTCAAAACAACACATTCTGAAGTGCGTTACTGCAAGGCACCCCAGGTGCGTTCCTAGGCTGCACCCAGACGGCAATAACGCCGCTGGAGAAAACGCACATGGAACGGCTGCAAGAACTTCTGGCTGAGGCTGAGCGGCTTGCCAAAGAGATCGAGGCGCTGCTGGCCGAGTCGCAGAGCGAGGTCGAGGCTGAGGGCGAAGAGGCTACGCCGCTCGAGGCTGAGGCACAGGCTTCGCGTCAGCGCAAGCTGAACAAGCTCGTCACCCGTTCCAAGAAGGTTGCCGACGAGATTGAGTCGGCGAAGGCTGCGATGGAGTCCGCCAAGAGCCTGCGTGCGGTCGCTGACCGCTGCAAGCCGGCCCCCGAGGTCGTGCGTGACGATGCGGCCCGCATTGAGCCCGTGTCCTACCGTGGCCGCCTGAAGGCGTTCAGCAACGACGAACAGGGCCGGCGTGACGCCTACTCGTTCGGCAAGTGGCTGCAGGGCTACGTGCACGGCGATGCCGATGCCAAGCGGTGGTGCCACGACCACGGCGTTGAGAGCCGGGCGCTCGGCGAGTCGGTCAACTCGGCCGGCGGTGTGTTCGTCCCCGAGATTGCCAGCGGCCAGGTCGTGCGGCTCGTGGAAGAGTTCTCGGTGTGGCCTGCGGCCATGCAGCTCGTCCAGATGCCCAGCGACACCGTGACGGCCGTGAAGCGGCTCACCGGCGTGACGGCCAACTGGACCGGCGAAAGCTCCGAGATCCTGACCAGCGACCCGTCTGCCACCGACATTCGGCTGGTGGCGAAGAAGCTCACGGTCGGCACCCGCGTCAGCAACGAACTGCTGGCCGATGCGGCGGCGGTTGGTGACTGGGTGATCGCTGAGTTTGCCACGGCCATCGGCGAGAAGCTGGACCAGGCGGCGGTGAACGGTGACGGCACCAACGCCTACGGCGGCGTCTACGGTATCGCCAACAAGATCCTGACGGCGGCTGGCTCGTTCCACAAGCCGGCCTCGGCTCGGGATGCGTTTGACGAGTTCACGGTCAACGACTTCCTCTCGGTTGTGGCCCTGCTTCCGACCTACGTGACGAGCCCCCGCTGGTACATCTCCAGCGCCGGTTTCGCCAACTCGATGCAGCGGCTCGACCTTGGTGCCCTTGGCCGGCCGAGCTTTGAGAACGGCACCGGGTTCAGCTTCCTTGGCTACCCTGTGACGATCACCAACGTCCTTCCGCGGTCGGGCAACCTCGACGAGAAGGTTTCGGTGCTCTTCGGCGACGCCAGCCTGGCCGGCATGTACGGCATCCGGTCGGCCTTCGCCACGAAGATCAGCACCGAGCGGTATGTCGAGCTGGACCAGACCCTTTACATCGGGGTGGCCCGCGCGGACATGGTCTGGCACTCGGTCGGCTCGGCCACTGAGGCCGGCCCGATGGTGGCTCTTGTCGGCAACACCTGATATCTGACCCTCTAGGAGAACCTGAAGACATGAACCACCTCGAGAGCACCAAGACCGTTGCCAGCATCGGCACGGCCGACACGGCGACCGGAGCGACGTTCAGCCACGTCATCGACACGCTGGGTTACGACTACGCCAGCGTGGACGTTGTGCTCGAGGCCAATGCGGCCTCGACCGACGCGATGGCCCGGGCCCTGGTCCTGCAGCAGAGCGACACGGATGTTTCGTCGAACTACGCCAATATCACCTCCTACGTGGGCGGTGGGGCTGGCGGGTTCACGATCCCCACCACGTCGCTGTCGAGTGCCAGCAACGTGGCCCGGTTCAACGTGGACATGCGGGGCAAGCGCCGCTACCTGCGGGTCCAGGCGACTCCCCAGGCGGCCAGCGTGGTCTGCTCGGTCGTGCGACTGGGCAAGGCTGAGGTTGGCCCTGTGGCGGCCTCTGAGGTCGGCGTGGGCGTCGTGGTCAGCGGCTGACGCTTGACACAGTACCGAAAGTGAACGGCTGGCAGGGCACACGCCTTGCCAGCCGTTTCGCTTTTGGAGACTCCATGAAAATCACGGTTGGCAACAGTGAGGTGGACGTTCGCGTCGAGGCGTGCCTGAGCATGCCTAGGCTGTCGTTTACGGCCAACACCTTCGCCTGGGTGCAGGCCCTCATGCCGCTGAACATTCGCCCCACAATGGGCACTGGCGTGTTCTGGGACCAGGTGCATACCAGGGTGTGGGAAGGCTTCATCGACAACTGCGAGTATCTGCTGCTTATCGACTACGACTCCTTCTTCTCCCAGGCCGACATTGAGCACCTTTTCGCCCTGGCACTGACGTTCCAGTGTGACGCCCTGGCCCCGCTGCAGACGAAGCGGGAGGACGGCCGCCCGATGCTCACGCTCAAGGGCAACCTGGACAATCCGCCTGAGCGTGGCAGCACGTCCGTGCCGCGCGAGTGGTTTGGCGCTCCGGTCCAGGAGGTGGACACGGCCCACTTCGGCTGCACGATCCTAAGCACGGCCGCGCTGAAGCGGTGCACGAAGCCGTGGTTTTGGA